GATTAGTATCAACTGTTTCTGCAGCTTGAATTTGAACTTGTTGCTGTTTTGTTTCAATAAGTTTATCGTTATAATCCTTATCGTTTTTAACTTTTTCTCTTTCAATAGCTACTTTTTCAGCTTCAAGTTGTAGTCTAGCTTGACTATTTTGTTTAAGTTGATTTTGTGATTGACCTAATTCCCTTTGTAATTGTTCATTTTGTTTCTGTAACTGTTGCAGATTTTGTTCATATTGCTGAAGTTGTTGCTGCAACTGAGAAACACTATTATTTTCTTCCTTCTTAACAGCAGTAGCTTTAGCTACATAACGTTTAAGTTCGGACATACTATTGGCAGTTGCAATACTTACTGCCATATCGGGATCTGACATTCCAGCTTTAATTAATTCAATATTAAGAGCCTTTACAGTTTCCATATCTTTAAAAGACTTAGAACTATCCTCAATATGTAAATCAAAATCTGTAAGTGTATAATGTTCAGGAAGTGCAGTAAATATTCTTGAATATTTATTACCTAACACAATAGTACCAGTAATACCATTTGGATATACTAATTTAGCTAAATTAAGCATATCATAATTAGCTTCTTTATAAATTATATCCATGGTTTCAAAATATTGTTTAGTTAATAAACCTGACATTTTAACTCCAAGTTGAACATTAGATACAGCATCTCTCTGTTCATATTGAGCTAACCTCTCAGGTAACACTCCTGTAATTGAAGAAGCTTGTTGTTCTACAGCTTGAATAGCTAATTGAATACCTTGAATAGCTTGAGCTTTAACTGTATCATCAAATCCATTAAAAATAGTATTAGGCATACCTTCATTACCTTCCTCCTTACTATTTATTAATGCTAAGCCATTCTTTTTATATGCTTGTCAAGCTTTAACTCGATCTGTTAATTTTTCACCTAAAAACGAAGGAATAAAAGAAACATCCATCCAATCTCCAACTCCTCCTGAAGAAGCAATAAGATTATCTCTAAAATATATAAGTAAATCATATTTCATTGTTTATTCGATATAGGTCGTTAATCTATATCCGTCTTTTTGACTGCTGCATGTCACCATGCAGATTAGACTATATCATACAAATTTGATTTAAAATTAATTCAAATAAATTCTGTTTCATTATATTTCATAACTACTTATAATTAATTTTAAATTAAACTTGTCCCCGCACTTCCACTTACTTAAGTGTACTCCTTTCGGATAGTCGTTGAACTTTCAAAGATATTTCTATCTAAGCTTAGCTGCTGATTGTCTTAAATTTACTATTATTCAATTTAAGGTTTTCCAGCAATTCACGGGGTTTATACAGGACTCATATAATTTAATCCTGTAGGTCCATAGTATGTGCTATTAATGAATATGGATCTCCATTTTTATCTAAGAAAAACATTCCATTAACAGATAATCTGCATCTACTAGGACAATCTGCACTTCTTACAATATACTTTGATTCTCCACGAGTAATGTATACTTCTGAACCAATTTTTACTCCTTCATGTCTTGTTAATTCTCCAGTTTTATAATCTGCTTCAATTCATTCAACTTCATATACAGGAATAAGATGATTTTTTATAGGTTCTATTGAATCATAATCTCCAGGTCATCCTGGATGTGCTTCAAGTCCTGCAAGAATACCTGTATGTAAATTATCCGCTCGTAAATTAGGTTCAGCAGGTTTACCAACATATCTAACCAAATAAGTAGGAGATGTTGAATCAGCAGTTTGTTGCATATCTCTAATTTTCTTAGCTGCTTCTGTAGTTAATTCTGATCTGAATGTATTTAAGATATCCTCTCTTGACATTCATTTTCTAATAACAACTCTCTTAGAATCTGCAAGATAAGGAGAATTTGGATTACGTTCTATAAATGTATTAACGGGATTTAAAATTTCAATATTGACATTTGAATTACTTTCTGTAGGTTTTACTCTATAGTAACAAGTACCTGTAACAAGTAAATCTGTAAGTAATTCTGCCATTTTACGTTTTAAATCGATGTTTCTTGATTGTCTTAAATAATCAAGAATATTTTGTGCAGCAATTTCATATTCCGAAACAAAAGATTGATCAATATCTTGTTGAATTGAGTTGATTTCTTTTTCAATAAAAGGATCATTTACAATTTCTTTATTTTCAATAATAGCTGCAATAATGTTATTCTTTAAATACTGTTGCAAATAATTAAATACTTCTGCACTAATTTTAAGTTGCTTTTCTCTCATTATATTTGAAACAGTCTTTTCATCTTTGCAAGATACTTTTAAATCTTGATTTAAACCTAGATATTCTCCAACTAATACATCAATATGTTTCTTAATTAATGGTGTAAAACTAACTGATGTAGGAGTCCCAATTCCGTAATTTTCTTCTAGGTGTTTGAATTGATCTGCATCTCTACGACAATGATAATATCCATAAGCTTTTCTTATAGCAACTTTATCATATACAAGATTACCTATCGCATCATTAATCTTCTTTACTTCATTCTCTATCACCATATTCTAATACTATATATTGATTTCCTTCACCTGGAGTAGTCATTTCTCCAGAATAATATTTTGTTCTATCTAGTTGTCTGTTTCTAAGTTCTTTTTCAAGAAATTCGAAAAAACCTTCTTCATCACCTTCATAGACTAAAACTAGTGGAGCTTTTCATTGATTTAAATCTAAACTTAATTTCCATTGATTACCATCTATAGTTAATGTAAAGTCTCCAGTGTAATATGCACACATAGCCTTTTCAATTATTTCATATACTTTATCAACGAGTTCCATTCTTTTGCGGTATTACTCCATATTCTTTATAGCCTTTTTCATTAGTGAACCATCCAATATTTTCTCATTCTTTTGCTAATTTATCTTGAGCGGCAGGTCGTATATTCATTAGCTCTTCATCTGCAATTTCCGCCATTTCCATGCTCGCGATAATATCAAACTTTCGTTTATTTTCTCAAGAATATTTTAACAATTGCTCAAGCATTTCATCAATATCAATTGAATAACAGTAATCATTAACAAAATTATTAATTAATTCAAGACCATGCTTGATAATAGCTTCTGTAGCTGGTACACCAATCATTTGTGAGTTGCCTCTTTTCATATCTCCAAGAGTTGAAGCAGGACGTTTCATAAATAGACTATCTTTCTTTTTTTCTTTAAAATATGTAACAATACTAATCTTAGTATGTTCAAGTAGTGCTTTACAATTATATCATACTAATAACTTCATTGCTACATCATACGCTTCTCGAATATCTCGAGGACGATCTTTATAGATCGCAACATATTTCGCTTCTTGTAATCCATATATACGTTTCTTAATAACTATACAGAAATCAGATACATCTGTTGAGGTAGAAGAATCTCCAGAACCTTGGTCAATAGAGTCTATTCCTGCAACATATAAATTTTTTAATACAAGACCATCTTCGTCACGAAGTGGCCTTTCATATATAGCAATTTTACTATTTGGATTATTTATAACTTTTACTTTTGTTAAATCAGGAGTATCTCCAGAACGATCTCATAATAATGATACATACTCTGGTTTTAATCCTGCTTTAAATATCCTAATTTGGGTTAATCTATCTGCAATTGCAATTGAATCAAAGATATTTTCACCCTGCTTATATAATGCTTCATTTGGAATAAAACAGTGCTCTGCACAATAATCAAGTAGGTCTTTGCCACTTAATTTTTTACGTTCTTCCTCATAAAACTTTTTAAATTCTTCAGATTGTGTAACGCCTCTTGTATCTAAGAATTCTTCTCGTAAACTAAACTTATGAGCTGGAATAAAGAAAGCTGTTAATTGTGGTTTTCTATCTTCTGTATCATAGTTTTTATATGGAAGTACATTATACCCTTCTGGTTTTGCAAAAATGTTTGATAAACCTTCAAGTGCCATATCATCACCACCTGTACCTAAAGCAATACGTGTTCCAAAATGATAACCACCAAGCTCAACAAGAGCATTACCTTGAATCCAACTTTTAGTTAAATATTTATTAGATCCTGCTTCTTCATAGATTAATCTGTCGACACGATCACCACGAATTTTATCAGATGTATCAGCAATTACTGAATCAATTTCTGACATTCAACCATATTCAACTCCATCAGGAGTAACTTGAGATGCACGCTTAGTATCTGCATTATTAACTTTTTGTCGTAGGTGGCGCATACCTCCATTAGTATTCATGTCTAATCAGTTTAACTGTTTTCAACATTTAGTTTTTAAAGGAGTAAGTTTACCTTCTGCAGCACAAGTTAATAAAGAACGATAACCTCTATTAGTTATATAAGGCCTTACTGCTAAACAAGCAACAATCTCAGATAATCCAATACCACGAGCTTTTAATATAGCTACATCTTTGTGTAGTCTTTCAGCCATTTCAACATAATGAAAGAATTCATATTGTTTAGCTAGAAATGTAGGAAACTTTTCATTACGACCAGCACCACCTCTAGCTCCTTCAGAAATAACTTCCATTCTATAGAAATTTAAAAAGAAATAATGATCTCCTGTAATTCTATATTTACCAACTGTATAACCTTCAGTACAACGTTTATATTGTTCTCTTCAGAAATCATTATAAGGCTTTGAATCTGCAGGATATTCAGTATATGATCCAGTTCTATCATAAATTTGAGCTAGTTCATTAAAAGGAGTAGGATCAAAATCTAAACCTTGAGTTTCATTAATTGGGCGGTATCCAGTTAATTCATATGATAACTCTGGATCAAAGTAAAGTACGTCTTCGGTGACCGCCACATCTCACAAACCATCTCTCTTTTTATAAAAATCAGTTGCAGTATACTCAAATTGTTCTGTAGTATCTTCTTTCTGATCTCCAAGCATTTCTTGTAATTGCTTTTTTAATTCTTCTTCAAATTTATCTGAAAAAGATTGAGGAGTTGGTTCAGGACCTTTTATTGATTCTCTAAGCTCTTTATATTTCTCTTTAGTTGTTTTCTTTCTTTTGACTTCTGATTCTTCTTTATTTTTTATCTGTTCAAGCATTTTTTTACGTGCTTGAGACATTGAAGATTTAATTGTCTTTACCATACTTAACTATCCATAAATCCAGGTTTTACATCACCTCTATTTTTAGCATTGGATTGCATTTGATCTTTTTTATAATTAAGCTCAAGTTCTTTTAATTTATCTGCCATAACTCCAATACTAGCAATATCAGCTAATACATCTTTTGCCTTAAAGATAGGTTTACTATTATTATCTCTCTCTTCAAGGTCTATATTATCTAAAGATACTCTCATTTTTTCAAGAGTTCGATACGCTGTTTTTATAAGGCTAAGTATTCTAGAAGAATCTTTGATTTCCATGTATTTTCTAACTGCTGCATGGAAGACTGGATCGTCTCATTCTTCTTGAGTTAATCCAGAATCTTCCATAGCTGCATCATGCTTTTGTCTCTCTAAGTATTGTTGATATGGACTTTTTCAGTCACAAAACAACCATATATATTTAAATTCTCTTCAAGCTCTTAACCTCTTTGTTCCTTTTGGATCTTCTTTACATTTATTTCTTTCTATATCTCACAGCGCTGCAAACTCCTTTATTAATAGTATTTCGTATTCGTTAATCTTTAGATTACATGTTACATTATCATAAAGGAATAAATCTAGCATTACTTTTTATTTAATTTTTCTTTTTCCTCTTTTGTAGGTTTGTAATTATTGTCTTGAACCCTCTGAAGCGCATTTCCTGAAGGAGTATATACTCCAGAAGTACGATAATATAAGGTATCTCCAGGCATAGTTTGAGTACCTAAGTACGGATTTTCAAAAGTTGGAGCAATTACATGTCTACGAATAGAGTCGATTAATTGATTATTTGTTCCTGGAATCGTACCTGCAATAATCATTTCTCTATCTATTACACCTCTATCTGTTAGATTACCTACATTATTAACAACAGTGTCTCGTTTTATTTTAGGAATTATTTTTCCTTCAGCAAATTTTTGTGCTCCAAACTTTGATTGGAGTTCTTTATATCTATTACTTACAGGAGACGACCGTCTCAATCCTAAAAATCCAAGAATTCCAGAATCATCTATATTACTATCTACTCTACCTCCAATGCCATTGTGTATATAAAGAGTATCCTGTTTATTTGGAGATACTAATTCTGATGTTGTAATATTATTTCTAGTAATTTGTCTTAAACCAACACCGTTAGGTAATACAGTTTGATTAACTCCAGGTTTTAAACTTCTAGCAACTTGTGCTCCATTATGTACTCATTTATTAGGACCATATTCAAATAAATCTACTCCATGAAATTCCTTACGAGCTTTATCAGATTTTCTTTGAGGAGTTTTACCCCCTTCTTGGAAAAATGAACCAAGGTTTCTTGGATTGATGCGGTGTTCAACAGGAATAGATCCTAAAGTAGCATTATTTCCATAATTGACCGACATACTTCTAGGTCCTACATATCTACTATCAAACCTATTAGGATTACCTAAATTAGATGCCACTATGTAATCACTATATGAAGGATTAGTTATAACTAATTCTTCATTCATGTTTGTAGGTCTAATTCCTTTAGCTGCAGACATTCCAGCTTCTTCTGCTCCAGAAATATTTCTTGATCCAAGATTAGATTGTGGAAGTTTTGGTTTCTTAGGAGCAGGTCTTGTTGGAGCTAATTGAGTTCCATATAATTTTCCATTTCAAGTAAAGCTAGTAAGTCCTGCACTTCTAGCTGCTGCAAAAGCTTGATTGAAATTACCTTGGGATAAATCAGGAGTAACATTAGTTTGTACATTTACTTTAGGAGTAATTCCAGTTTTCATAGATACTCCAAAAGATAAAGGTTGAGAAATAACTGAACCTTCAGTTTTTGTTACTTTAGGTTTAGAATTATCTCCTACAATATTTTTCATTGCAGCTGCTTTGACTTCTCTTCTACTTAATCCAAGATCTTGATCCTTAATAGCAGATTTCATATTTCTATATGCAGTGCGATTGAATTTAGAAGATTTCTTACCTTCTTTTACAACCTTCTTATTTTCTTTACGCTCATTCTTTGCAGATCCTCCATCTTTAAATTTATTAACAAGATAAGCAAGTTTGCCTCCTTGTTTAAACATTCCTGCAGATTGCTCTTGTTTAAATTGATTAATCAATCCAGAAATAGTATTCATACCATCTTCTGTTTGTGCTAATTCATTTAGCTTTCCTACAATTTCTTCAGGAGTTTTATTTTGGAATTCTTCTACTTTAGATGGAAGTCATTGAACAAATTGCATTAATTCTTCTTGTTCCATGATGATATTGTTTTATTGTTAAATATCTGTTGTAGAGCAAGTAATTTCAAATTTATTATATTTAGGGTCTAAAGGTTGCGAAGGATAAATCCAAATAGGAGTAGTATTTGGAGTAGTTGTAATTGTATAATTTTGTCCTTCTAAAAACTCTTTAATTTCAGCTACAGTACCTTCTATTATTATACCATTGTTTAAATAAGCTTTCATAATTACTTGTTCTTATAAAATTTTAAATCTTTTGTTGAGAATACTGCTTCACGTAAAACCATATTCTTATCAAATCATCTACATTTAATACCTTTAAAGATATTAGTTATTTCATTACCATGTTTGTATGATTGTGTAATTTTTTCTACTACATACATAACAGGAGATGTAAGATCACCATGTTTTAAAGTGACTACATCTCCTGGGTTAAAAAACGTTTTTTCAATTTCGTTTATCATATTATTCTTTGTCCTTTTCAATTACTCGACATATAATGTTTTGTTCACTGATAGCGTAATAACCCATATTATTGAATGGAACAGGTACTACAGAATTTCTGTAATATATATCCTCTCCAGGTTTTACGTATTTACATTCGGGTCCTGCAGAAATAACAGTACCACATGCAATAAATTGTTCAGCTCTCTCCATCTCACCAGTATCATCAGACTTATATTTATCTGCAAAAAGATCTCCTGGAAGAATCAAACCTGAAGCACTTGTTTTAATTTCTCTATAAGGATTTTTTTCAAATGGTTTTATAATAACAGTATATCCAGTTGCAGCTACCTTCATTTTAGATGCATCTTTAGTACCTTTATTTAATTCAAGTAATCTATTTGCTGTTAAAAGCTGTTCTTCCTCCATTTTTTTATTATGAGCAGCAATTTCCTCAGGAGTTAATTCCTTTGTTTCATGTTTAACGTTTGCTCCCATAAGATGAACTCCCATTTCTTGCATGTGTGCATTTCCTAAAAGATTTTTTCCCATAATCATTTACATTTTTTAAATTTAACTTATTACCATTTATTGTTATAGCATTGTTCGTCTTCAACTCTTACTTTTGCATCTAATACGCATCCACAAAGATCACAAATATCTTGTCCACATAATTTTGTTTTATACGAGCAAGTGCTACAAATTGCCAGTCTTTTTTCTGCTAATTCAGATTTTTTATTAAATATTTTTCTATACCATCCAATAATTATATTCTTAACTTTCTTCATAATATGCTTTACAAAAATTACCTGATCCAGTGTACTTGTCATTACTTAAATCTCCAGTATGCTTGTGTTTTCCTATATAATATCTGCCACTCGGAAATCCGCAAAGAAAATGTATTTTATAAATATAATATATTACCATTTCATTACTATACATTTTGCTGCAGGCAGTTTTGTTTTTCGATTAAGAGCACATCCGCATCCTTTTCTATATCCAATTTTTGGTCTATCTGAATAGTCTGTTTTATTATTTTCATTAATATATAATCTAGGATTACATATCGGACCCATTGGTGTTTCTTTGTATAATGGACATTCTTTACAAATTGCTAATCTTTTTTCAGATAAGTCTTCATTTTTATTAATTGCTTCATTAACATGTCCACTAATAATATCTATTAGTCCCATAATTAAAATACTATAGGTTTATCTAAATCTAATTCAGATTTAATCTTAACGTCTCTTTTATAATGTTTAAGCATTCTTTCAACATCTGATTTTAAATAATCACATTCATGTTCTGAAATATGCTTGTTGTGATCAATATGAATTAATACTAATTTTTTAATATTAAAGTTTGGATTAATTTTTTGTAGTAAGTAAGCATATAATGATAACTGCAACGAATAATGATAAAAATTACAATCCATAATATTATCCATTGGGAATTTCATCATAGTTCTACTTTTAGTAAATTTATTATAAAATGATTCTTTTTCTAATTTCTTATTAGTATTATGTGTAACTATCATTGAATCACCGAATAAAAACGTGTGTGATGGACTGTCAACTTCTAAGCATTGCGTTGCTACTGTATCAACTCTTTCTACAGATATAATATTTCTAAATGTATTCTTATTTTTAGATGGGAAGTCGATATCTTGATTTCTTACTAAAAAGGGATTTAATCCATCAGTTGAAAAACATACATCTCATCCTTTAAATATCTTTCCATTACATTTTTTATCTACTTCAAAAACCGTAGCTTTTATGCCTAATGTACTTACTAACCTTAATAAATCTTCAGCTTGTCATTTCTGAGTAGTTCCCATTACAAATCTTTTTCTAGATTCATGATAGTAACCATCAGTATCCATTAACCCTCTAAGCAAATCAAGTCTTTGTTGATAAGAGGCTCGCATATATAAATCAGGTATAAACTTATTATTTAGTATTCCTAGATCGTTAAGTTTTTTTCTAATATTATATATAGTTCGCATTTCCGCAGATTTTCCGT